GTATACACAAGGTGATGATATAAAGAATTTCATCCCAGACCAATATGTTAGATTAGAGGCTAGACTTATCACAGCAACATGTGAGTATACAGAAACAAGTGAAAATCTTAAAAGTGTAGATTTAACATTAATCAAACCTCCAAATTCTACTACAATTACTATAAACGCTAAAGAGTTCCCAGATAGATTTGGTATTAATAAAAAACTTAATAATTATTATACTATAAATTCTAGTGTATCATTTATAGATGCTTGGGGATTTATAGTTTATCTTAAATTACTTTTATTTGATCAATATATATTAAAAAATGATAATGACTTGATAAAAACAAAAGTAGACATAAAAAAAGTACAAGAAATTTTTAATAGACTTTCTATAGAAGATGGCGCAGATATTAAAGGCCAATTATTAGGATTTATTTATATTTGGGAAGCAAGAGCAAAAGGAAAAACTAAAGCAGATGAAAACCAAAAAATTTTAGAAAATGATACTATTGAAGAGATTTTAAATTACTTACTCTTTGATTTAGAAAATTTTGATACAAATAATATGTATATTATTCTAATTAAAAGAGAAAATACTGTCATAAAATTAGACAATATTGGAAATAATGAATCTTTTATTTTAAATGCCTCAGCAGGAAATATAGTGGAACAATCTGTTTTTGAATTTAAAATATGTAACAACTAAACATAATGGCAGATATAATAAATCCTAATAATAATTTAACCTTTCAAATATCTAGAATAACTCTACCTGAGGCTCCAGATGTTACAAATATTGCTACTTCCCAAGTTAATCAAACTCTTAATAACCAAAAGTTAGATATAATAAAAAAAACATTATCTTCTACTTTACCAATTGAAGCTAAATTAACTAATATTTTTAATAATAAAAAAGAAGAAGTACAGTCTAGGTTAATACCTTTTATTATAAAACAATTAACACCTTTTGGTTCAACAGCGGTTCAATTTATTGTTAGTAATCCTGAATTACTTAAACCAGGAGCAGACCCTCAAGTAACTGAACCTATAATAAAAGAACTTAAAGAGTATGTAGTATGTCCAAGTCAAACAACTATATCTTCTTTAATTAATAAAAGAAATAGTACTGCTACTCAGATTAATAACATGTACCAAACTGTAAAAACTATTAATAAAACTTCAGATAGTACTAATAGTATTATAACAGCAGTACAAACTGGAATAAATGTTATTAAAGCAATCCCATATCCTGCTACAGGTATCCCAATTTTAGGATTACCCCCAGTAACAACAGGTGCTACAGAAACTATTGGAGCGGCTGTGGATTTACTACAAACAAGATTAAATACAGGAAAAGTAGTTATAAATGAATTAAATATAACAGCAGCTTCTTTTGGTTCATTATTAGGTTCATCATTAAATTTATTAAATATTTTAGATGTATTAATACAACAATGCGCCCAAGATCAAGATATACCATTCACTGAAATAAACAATGAGATTAATTTACTTAATAATCAATCTCAATTAATAGCTCAAACTCAAAATAATTTAACATATAAAGGATTTAAATTAGAATTACAATTGGATGAAGTTAATCAAAGTAAATATCCAAGAAGATATGCTCAAGCTTTAAGTAAACAAGGAGTTCCTGTATTAAAAACAGATTCTTCATTTGCTTCAAACCCACAAGTACTAATAGATCAACTAAAATTCATAATTGATTCAAATCCTAATTTAACAGCTGAATAATCAAATATTTATTAATATGAAATCAGATATTCTAAAAAAATTAATTAAAGAAGCAGTACGTGAAGTATTTCAAGAAGAAATGAAAGAAATACTCTTAGAAGCAGTTCGTTCTCCTAAAACAATTGTCTCTGAAAACATTCAACATACTAAAACACCAATTCCCGTTGATGTTAAACGTAACCTAAGAAATATGATAGGTGGAGACTTTGAAACAACAATAACTGCTAATTCTTCTCACGCTCAACCTTCTTACACTCCACCTCCAGTTAATACTATGGGTGATGGCTCTTCTTTACCTTCAGGTGAAGTAAATTTAGATCAAATAATGAATTTAATGAATAAATAATGGCAATAAGAATACCCAACCAACATCCTTTAGATATAAACCAACGTGTAGCTGTTGGTGTGGCTATTCCATTTTCTAGTCCTTCAGTATTTACTCAAACATTTACTACATTAGATCAAATAAAATCAAATATAATAAATTATATTTTAACTAACACTGGAGAACGAGTATTAAATCCAACATTTGGAGCTAATTTAAGAGCACAATTATTTGAACAAGTAACCCCAAATACTTTAAGTGCCTTAGAAATGAAACTAACTAATGATATTAAAAAATACTTTCCATCAGTTAGAATTGATCAATTGACACTTTCTCCAATATATGAACAGAATGCTATACATTTAGTTATGGTTTATTCTGTTTTAAACAACGCAACTGAGACTATACAAATTACTTTATAATGGCAACTGAAAATAGAGACATAAAATATATAAATAAAGATTTTGGTGAGCTAAGATCCGCTCTTATAGAATTCACTAAAACATACTTCCCAACTACTTATAATGATTTCACCCCAGCATCACCAGGCATGATGTTTATGGAAATGTCAGCGTATGTGGGAGATGTAATGTCTTTTTATCTTGATAATCAAATTCAAGAGAACTTTATTCAATTTACTCGCCAACAAAATAATTTATATACCTTAGCGTATATGTTAGGTTATAGACCTAAAGTTACAGGGGCGTCTACAGTAGATATAGATTTTTATCAACAAGTACCCTCTCTATTAGTTGGTTCAACATATTCTCCTGATTATAGTTATGCTTTACAAATAACTGAAAATACAAGTGTAACAGCAAACACAGTAGGTTCTTCTAATTTCTTAGTACAAGATCCTATTGATTTTGCTTTCTCTAGTTCAGCAGATCCAACCCAAGTAACTATATATAGTATAAATGGAGATACACCTGAATTTTATTTATTAAAAAAAACTCGTAAAGCAATATCAGCTAATATCCAGAGTAGACAATTTACTTTTGGAGCCCCAGAACGTTTTCAAACTATTGAAATAAATGATTCTAATATTATTCAAGTATTAGATATAACAGATAGTGATGGGAATATTTGGTATGAAGTTCCTTATCTAGCCCAAGAAATGATATATGATACTATTAAAAATAGTAACCCAAATGATCCTAACACTTATACAGATCAAGGACAAGTTCCATATCTACTACAATTAAGAAAAGTACCTCGTAGATTTGTATCTAGATTTACTACACCTACAACTTTACAATTACAATTTGGAGCAGGTACTAATACTCAAAATAATGATGAAGAAATTTTACCTAATACAGATAATGTAGGTTTAGGTTTACCTTATAAAAGATCATTATTAACAACAGCAGTTGCCCCTGCTAACTTTTTATATACAGACACATATGGTATCTCACCTTCAAATACCACACTAACTGTAAGATATTTGACTGGAGGAGGAGTTCAATCAAATGTTTCTGCTAATTCATTAACAGGAATAGCTACTACTCAAAATATTAAATTCCAAAATTCTAACTTAGATCCAGTATTAGCTCAAACAGTATTTAACTCAGTTGCCGTTAATAACTTAATAGCAGCATCAGGAGGTCAAGATGGAGATACAAATGATGAAATAAGATTTAATGCTTTATCAACATTTGCGACTCAGCAAAGAAGTGTAACACAGGATGACTATTTAGTTAGAGCTTTAAGTTTACCTCCAGAATATGGAACAATAGCTAAAGCATATATTGAACCAGAAAAAATAGCTAACATACTGCCAGGTCAAACGCCTTCAGTATTAGATTTATATGTCTTGGCGTTTGATAATAATAAGAAGCTTAAAACCGCTTCAAACGCGCTTAAAACAAACTTAAGTACATACTTATCACAATATAGAGTTATAAATGATTCAATTAAAATAAAAAATGCATTTGTAATTAATATTGGAGTAGAATTTGATTTAATTGTACTTCCTAATTATAATAACAATGAAGTGATATTTAGATGTATTACTTCTTTAAAAGATTATTTTGCTATTAATAAATGGCAAATAAATGAACCTATCATGCTAAGAGATTTATATATTCTTTTAGATAAAGTTGATGGTGTTCAAACTGTGAAAGGAGTAAACATTGTTAATAAAGTAGGAACAAATTTAGGTTACTCTCAATATGCATATGACTTATCAGGAGCAACACAAAATGGAGTAGTATATCCTTCATTAGACCCAATGATATTTGAAGTAAAATATCCTGATACAGATATAGTAGGTCGTGTAGTACCTTTATAATTTTTATATTTATAATAAAAAATGGCAGTTTATAAAATATTCCCAACTAAAGATGCTTCTATATACTCATTATATCCTAGTAGAAATACAGGATTAGATGAGATATTAGAAGCCTCTACTGTAGTTAATAGTTTATCTTCATCTCCTCAAGCTAGTAGATTTTTAGTTCAATTCTCAGATACAGAAATAGATGATATCATTGATAATAAAATTAGTGGTTCTGCTTGGCAGGCTAATTTTAGAGGATTTGTTGCTAATTTAGAAGGATTAAATATAACTACTACTTTAGCATTTTACCCTGTATCTGCCCCTTGGGATATGGGTACAGGAAAATATTTATACTCACCTGAATATACTAATGGAGTTAGTTGGACATACCGTGCTTATTCAGGTAGTACATCTTGGACTACTAGTGGATTTGGATCTTATATTACTGCTTCATATGGAACAGAATTAGGTGGAGGAACTTGGTATACAGGCTCAGCTAACGCTACAGTTTTACCTATATTTTCAACTCAATCATTTGCTTATACAGACAGTGGAGATATAGATGTGAATGTGACTAACATGGTTAAAGCATGGTATAGTGGCACCATAGATAATAATGGATTTATAGCTAAACAAGTTACTGAGTTTATTGATAGTGAAGACTATCAAATTGAGATGAAATTTTTCTCAAATGATACTCACACTATTTATCCTCCGCAATTAGAATTTAGATGGAGAGATTATATTTTTAACACAGGTTCTTCTACAAATACTATTTTAAATACTCAAACAGCTACAATAGCTATATCTGAAAACCCAGGTACTTTTTATTTAGATAGTGTAAACAAATTTAGAGTAAATAGTAGACCTACATACCCAGCAAGAGTATTTCAAACTTCATCTCTATATACTATTAATTATTATCTACCTACAGCATCATATTATGCTGTAAAAGACTTAGATACTAATGAATTTGTTATAGATTTTGATAATCAATACACTCAATTAAGTGCTGATGGAACTAGTAGTTATTTTACACTTTATATGAATGGTTTAGAACCTG